ACAAGCTATGGAAGCAGAAGCTAAAGCACAGCTTAATTCAGCTAAGATTAATGTTGAAGGTGCTCGTGCAGCTAACATGCAGTCAACCACTGACAAGAACAATTTAGACTTCTATAAGGATGCCGAAGGCATCAAACACGAAGAAGCTTTAGAGCAATCTCGTCAGCAAGCACAAGCAGATTTACAGAAAGAGCAAATGAAGCAAGATAGTTTATTTAGTCAAAATCTTCTAAAGAATCAAACAGACTTGACTAAAGAACAAATTAAAGCTAATTTTCAAGCAACTCAACGTAGTGGTTAAGAGTAAGTAAGTAACTTATGGATATCGTAGAAGAGCGTAAATTAGCAGAAGAAGTAAGAGAATTACGACTTCAAAAAGATTTAGCTGAATCCTTTAAAAGATTGAGTATTAATCCTGATTTTAGAAAGGTAATAGAAAACCATTACCTAAACTCTTATGCGGTATCCTTAGTCTTAGCAAAAGCTAATCCAGCAATGACAGTGGAACAACAAACATTGTTAGAGCATAAACTAAATAGTATTGCTACATTCTCCCGCTTTCTAAAAGAAATGGAAAATTTAGTAGATACCATTGATGTTAGGTTAGCTGATGCCTCTCACTCACTACAACAAATTACACTCTAGGAATACACATGACAATTGACTACTCGGCTTTAACTCCTGAAGCGTTAAGTAAAATGACTGACGAAGAGTTCAATCAAATTGATCCAAGTAAATTACCGGAAGCTACCTCTGGATCATTTGAAACTACTTCTGATCAGTTATTAGCGCAAGGTAGCGATGAAGACCTTGAAGAAGATGCTGAAGCAGACCTAATCTCTCAACCTGCTGTAGAAGATCAAGATAATCCTCATCAACAACCTACTGAACCACAAGTAGGTGAAGCAGATGAAGCACCTCAAGTTAGTGCTGAGCAAAGCGAAGCAGCTAACGCAGAGAGTGCTGAAGATGCTCCTCCAACAAACCAAGACACAACTGCAGCTACAGACTTCTACAACAAAGTCACAGCTAAGTTCAATGCAAGTGGTAAAGAGTTCCAAGTAGACAATGCTGATGATGTAATCTCTCTTATGCAGAAAGGCATTGATTACAACATTAAGATGTCAACACTTAAACCTGCTCTTAAGATGGTAAAGGCTTTAGAAGCTCATGGGATTACTCAAGAGGACCTTGGTTTATTGATTGATATTCACAATCGTAAACCAGAAGCAATTGCGAGTTTAGTGAAGCAAGCAGATATTGATCTCTACTCTGTAGATGAAGATTCTGTTGATCGCTATGCTCCTACTGATGCTCAGATTACTGATGAAGAGTATGAATTCCAAAATGTAATCTCAAGTATTAGTGCTTCACCTCGCTACGCTGATGTTATGCAATTCGTTGCTAACAGTGCTGTAGCGGATAAACAGGAAGTGTACTCACAACCTCAAATTCTTAAATCACTTGTAGAACATGCTCATCTGGGTATCTTTGATAAGGTTATGGCAGAAGTTGATAAGCTACAGTTATTAGGTCGTTTACCTCAAGGTATGACTCCATTACAAGCATATCATGCTATTGGTTCTCAAATGTTTGGAGGAGAGCCAACTCCAAGCCAAGAACGTTCACAAGTAAACCAACAGGTTCAACAACCTATTGCTAAGCCTGTTCAACGTCCTACACAACAACCTCAAAGTAATGCAGCTAGACGTGCAGCAGCAGCTCCATCTAATGCTGCTAAGCCAGGTGCTAAGCCTAAGCTTACACCACATGACTTGTTTACTATGAGTGATGAAGAATTCTCTAAGATTGATCCTAATTTTTTATAAGGTAAAAGCTCATGACTCAGCAATACAATAACCCTGCTAACGGACAACCATCTACAGCAGGTACTCAACTCCAAGATTTCTATTACGCACGTAAAGCGTTAACAGAGATTGCTCACGAACAGTTCTTCACTCCATTGGCTTCAACTACTGATATGCCAATGCATTACGGTAAACGTATCGTACGTTATGTGTATGTGCCTTTACTTGATGATCGTAACGTAAACGATGAAGGTTTGGATGCTCAAGGTGCAGTTACTGTAGATGGTAACTTATATGGTTCTAGCCGAGATGTTGGTAAGATCGTAGGTAAGATGCCTGTACTCTCTGAAACTGGTGGTCGTGTTAACCGTGTAGGTTATACCCGTAAAACTATTGAAGGTACGTTCCAGAACTACGGTATCTTCTCTGACTACACAGAAGACTCTGTAAACTTCGATACAGACTCTGAACTAATAACTCACATTAACCGTGAGATGCTTATTGGTGCAATCCAAGTAACTGAAGACTTACTGCAAGTAGATTTGATCTCTAACGCAGGTGTGAACATCTTTGCAGGTGCTGCTACTACCACAGCAACTATTGATAAAACCTCAGTAGTTGATTATGCAACTCTTGTTAACTTAGCTACTACTTTGGATAACAACCGTTGTCCTAAAGATACTAAGATTAATACTGGTTCTACTATGGTAGATACTAAGACCTTACCTGCTGCTCGTATCTTGTATGCTGGTCCAGCTATGAAGAATACGTTCCGTAAGATGACTGATTTCTTCGGTAATCCTGCATTCATCCCTACTCATCAATACGCTTCAGGTCAAACTCCGCTTAAAGGTGAGATTGGTCAGATTGATGAATTCCGTATTGTCATCAACCCTCAAATGATGGCTTGGGAAGGTGCAGGTGCTGCAGGTACTAATGCTGATGGTGTTCAAACTTCAGGTGGTAAGGTAAACGTATATCCGTTACTTGTTGTAGGCTCTGAATCATTCACTACTATTGGTTTCCAATCAGATGCCAAGTCAGTGAAGTTCAAGATCATTCACAAGAAGCCTGGTATGGAGACTGCATCTGATCGTGACCCATACGGTAAGAAAGGTTTCATGTCTGTTCAGTGGTGGTATGGTTTCATGGTACTACGTGCTGAACGTCTTGCAGTAATTAAAACTGCTGCTAAACTCTAAGCAGTAACCAAGAGGGGAGCATTGCTCCCCTTCTCTTCTCTATAACAATCAAACCATAGGTAATCACATGTCTAATGAAACAACTCAAGAAGCACCTACAGTTAATGGAAAGACTGAGCTTGACATCCTCAAAGCTCAAGCAGATCGGATGGGTATTTCATATAAGTCCAACATTTCACTCACAACTCTTAAAGCGAAAATCCAACTAGTTCAAGAAGGTGAATCTTTAGAAGCTCCTACATCTGAACCAGTAAACGTAGCTCAAGAAGATCAAGCTGATACAGTGTACAAAGAAGCTATGAAATTAGTTCGTGTACAGATCACACCATTGGATACAAATAAAGCTACTAACTATGATTGTGACTTCTTCACTGCAGGTAACTCAGTAGTAGGTAATGTTACTCGTAATATTCCTTTTGGTCGTCCATGGCATGTAGAGCAGATTCTAGTAAATGCTATTAAAGAAAAGACTTACCAACAGTTCACTACTAAAAAGAATGCTCAAGGAGCTGATGTAGTAACTAAGCGTAATGTTCCTGCTTATAGCGTTGTAGAGCTACCCCCATTATCAGAGCAAGAACTTAAAGACCTTGCTGACTTACAAGCACGTACTAATGCACTAGAGGACGAGTAATCCATGACTATTGAGAACGTATCACTGAAGCTTGCTCAGCTTGATACACCTTTAAACGTAACAGAGCTAACTACAGCAGAGATTGCAGGTACAGGTGTATTTGACGTTCTCATGCAGTCAGTTAAAAACCATGTACAAGAAGAGCACGCTAAGAGTCGTATTACTGGTAAAGAGTATGCGACTGTATATCTAGAAGCTCTTCAGAGCACTATGGCTCAAAGTATTGAGTATTTACTACGTGCCAAGACTCTTGGTTTTGAGTTAGATAACTTAAGTAAGCAAGGTGTATTACTAGACCATCAAGCAGAGATTGCTATTAAAGATGCTCAGTTAAAGTTTGCACAGATTGCACAAACCCAAGCTCAAACAGAACTAACAGAACAGCAAACAAAATCTGCTGAAGCTGAAGCTCATAAGATTCCTGTAGAGATTTCACTTCTACGTAGTAACTTAGAGTTAGCTGCTGTAGAGAAAGACCTTCGTATTGCTCAGGTAGGCTTAGCAGAGACAGAGAAAGATATTGCGGTATATAACCTCGCTAATAAAACTCCTGTTGAAGTAGAGCTATTACAAGCTCAAACAGATAATGCTCAAAGTCAGATTGCATTAACTGAAGCTCAAGTAGTTAAGATTACTGAAGAGAACAAATTAATCCCTTACAACATTGAGCGTATCCAAGCAGAGATTGCTAATATGACTCGTCAATCTGATATCTTAGAGAAAGAGTTAGAGATTAAAATCAGCAGTCTTGCTCTACAAGATAAGCAACTCCTGTTAGCAGACGCAGAGTTAGAAGTGCGTAGGTTAGAGTTAGAAGTTAAGCGTGCAGAAGTAGAAGCTGCTCAAGCACAAGCTCAACTCTACGCTGCTAAGGTTCTTACAGAGAATGCTCAGACTATGGATGCTGCTCATCCTAATTCTGTATTGGGTTCAAATATTGCAGTACTACAGGCACAGGCAGCAGGTTATGCTC